GCATTGGGTATTAGCACAGATGAATTGAGACAAGGAGCAATGGGTATGCTGACTAGCAACCAGAGTATTCAGTCTTTAATAATGCAAATGGGCCAGAGAGGGCCTGAAGTTTCAGATGCATTAAAAGATTTAGTTGGTGGATTGATGGCTTCCGGAATAGATGATCAATTTATACAGGGTATTTTAGAAGTGGCCTCGGTGGGAGCAACTGGTGCCAGTGATTTCCTTAACAAAATACTTCCTAATAATCCTGAGGCCTATGCCTCCTTGACTGATATAGGGTTGAGTATTAGAAATGGTGCTATAACACTAAATGATGTACCAAATTTAGTAAACAGTATTTTAGGTACGTTTTCAACAATAGATAGAAATGGTAAAATACAGGCTTTATTGGCAAGTGAAGTTGGTGCTGATTTACAAGGTCCCACTCGTGCTTTAATTGAAAGTTCTCGTAATGCAGAAATGGCCGCGGCCAATTTTGCCAAACTGGCCGAACAGGCCGGCATGGGTGAGAGACTGTATAGTGAAGTACAAGACGCATTAAACCAGATCAGTAATAGTTTTAAAAAAATTACATCAACTGCTAGTGTTTTCCAAACAAATCTGGTACGCTCCCTTGGTGAAAGTTTTACCTCATATATAAACAATGATAAAAAAATAAATGTTGTTTTAAAAGATTTTTCTGATAGAGTAGGAAAAGTAGGTAAGTTAGTTGGTGAGGCAATAGGTAACTTTATAACAAAACTAGGTGGCGACGGTCCTAATGGTTTAGAAAACGGAATCAATAAATTTTTAGATACTTTCTCGGCATTAGGTGAAAGATTTGCTAAATTTGTTGACGGTGTTCTGGATGGATTTCTGGATAAAAATAACAATATAGACATAATGGGTGGTATAACAAATTATATTAAAGAAAGTATTGCCTTTGTGATGCCCATAGTTATTTCTGCAATTGGCGATGCCCTAGTAATTGGAATAAAGACACTTTTCAGTTCACAGGGTGCATATTTAAGTACTGTGTTGTTAGGTCTGTTTGCAGGTAAAGTAGCCATGAGAGCAATAGCAACAGGTATAGCAGGTTGGTTCTTAAGTTCTAGTGCAAGTATGACGGCTAGTCAGACAGGATGGTGGACAGGTTTCTCAACCATGATGACCACTCAGTTTTCTGCATTAATGGTCCGTCTAAACGCAATAGCAATGGGTGGTTCCTTTGTGGGTCCAATGAGACCTGCAGGTGGTGGTATGACCCGCGGAGCCGGATTCCTGGCAAGTGCCGGTGCTATGGCAACCAGCGCCGCACCATATCTTGCTGGAGGAATGATTCTTAAAGATGGATTTGATATAGTCGCAGGAACAGACGGCGGAGCAACTAAAGAAAATATTGGTGGATTCACAGGTGGACTTGGTGGTGCGGCCATAGGAGCGGCAATAGGTACAGCAATTCTTCCTGCAGTAGGTACATTGCTAGGTGCGGCTATAGGAGGCTTAATAGGTAACTTTGCCGGTGAAACAATTGGTAGCAATTTAGATGAAAAAAATGCTAAAGTTAACCAACCTCCTGGGACTATTGCAGTACAAGATTCCAGTGGAAATGTTCAATATATACAAACAGCACAACCACAACAACCTAACATAAACAGAATTAAATATCATGCTATTGAAGATATTGCAAATAGAGCGGCGAATAGAGGTGGTATGAATAGCAGTGATGCACACAGAATAAATGATTTAAGTGATGAAGCCAAAATTCTAACACAAATTCTAGTAGAAAATAAAACAGCCAAAAAACTTCTAAACTCTATAGAGGCTAATACAAAAGAACTTTCCTAATATCTAACTCTATCTAAATAAAACATATACTTGACATTTTGGGATAAATAGTGTAGTATAAGTTAAAGGATTTTATATGAGCTGGAGAAAACATTTCACATCGGTAGACAATAGTGGTCTACCATTAAACGTAACAGGTGATCGCAGTAGCGAAGGCGGGCCTGGCGCGGCCACAAGCAGATACGCCAGTTGGCTACCTGAAGTATATGCAGGTTCTCCTAACAGACTCATGCGATATATTCAGTATGATCAAATGGATAGTGACCTGGAAATTAATAGTGCATTGGATACTATTGCAGAATTCGGTACTCAGGAAGACGAATACACTGGTTTACCTTTTGAAATCAACTGGAATACAGATCCTTCAGATACAGAAAACAAAATTTTAAATAAGACTCTCACACAATGGTGCAGAATGAACGAAATGCACAAAAGAGCATACAGAATATTCCGTAGCACAATTAAATACGGTGATCAGTTTTTTATCAGAGACCCTGAAACATACAAGTTGTACTGGATAGACCCTGCTAACATTGAAAAAGTAATTGTAAATGAAAGCGATGGCAAAAAGATACAGACATATTTTATTAAAAACTTACAACCTAACTTTGAACAACTAGTTGCAACAGACGTAGCACCTATTCACAGCAGACCTTACGGTTCAGGTGGCGGACTAACAAGTGGATTTAGTACAGTTAATAGCAAATCTAATAATTATATGACAGGTGCCATGGACGGTGTAGATCAGGGAACACCTGTAGATGCCAAACATGTTGTACATGTTAGTTTAACAGAAGGCATGGATCATAGTTGGCCTTTTGGTGTAAGCATATTAGAACCAATTTTTAAGGTCTTTAAACAAAAAGAACTATTAGAAGACTCAATTATTATATACAGGGTACACAGAGCACCAGAAAGACGTGTGTTCTTTATTGATGTTGGTAATATGCCACCTCACAAAGCAAGACAGTATTTAGAACAAGTAAAATACGAAGTACAGCAAAAACGTGTACCTAATAAAAAATCAGATGGTTCCAGTGTTGCCGATAGTGCCTATAATCCAATGAGTATGTTGGAAGATTATTTCTTTGCCACCACAGCAGAAGGCAGAGGAAGTAAAGTTGATACACTACCAGGTGGTGAAAACTTGGGTCAAATAGACGATTTAAGATACTTTAATAATAAACTATTAAGAGGTCTCAGAGTACCTAGCAGTTACCTGCCTACCGGTCCAGAAGATGGAAGTAGTGTTTATAATGATGGTAAAGTGGGTATTGCATATATTCAGGAATACAGATTTGCCAGATATGTGGAAAGATTACAAAAACAGATTCAGGAAGATATGGATAATGAATTCAAAATGTTCCTGAAGTACCGTGGCATAGAAATGGACAACGGAGATTTTTATATTACTCTAAACAAACCAATGAACTTCAGTAGTTACAGGGATCTACAACTGGATACAGAAAGAGCTAACCTGTTTAACACATTGTCGGCTACTCCATTCCTAAGTAACCAATTTAAGCTCAAAAAATATTTGGGACTTAGTGAAGACGAAATCAAAGACAATGAAGAGTTATGGCGTAAAGAAAACGGTTACGAGAAGTTTATAGATGATAACAGATCATTGGATCTTAAAAATGTTGGTGTCAGAGCAGAGCCTGATGTAAACGTAGATCCAAATGCTGATTTAGATTTGGGAATTCCTCCAGAAGGAGCACCGGAGATAAATACTGATATACCACCAGAAGGGGGTACTGATTTAGATGCTGGAGAACCATTATAATGAGATTAGTAGAGTTTTACAATCCTGAGTTTGACGAATTTCAGAAGAGAAATGCTTCTGATACTAGAACTCCTAAGATGACATTAGAGACTCTCAGTAAACTCAGAAAGGCTAAAGAAATCAAGAAAGCAGAAGAGCTGGAACATGCAAAGTTTCAGAAAGTTATGTATGCTAACCCAACACAGGGTGCTGGTGGAATGATGTAATAACAGTTTATAACACACTTCAAAAACATTATAAATAATCAGTAAAATCACAGATATAAGCAAAATCACTCAGAATCACAGCCTTTCCCACAAAAAAACACATGTTTACATAAGTAAATAACAAGCCGTGCTACAAGTATGAGTACTTGTGCATGGTAAATAATTTTTAAGGAGACCACAATGTCAGAATCAAGAAGTAAATTAGAAGAAATTCTTGAACTTCTCCTTGCTGAGGAAAACGAAAAAGCGGAAGAAATGCTTCATGAGTATGTTGTTGCAAAAGCAAGAACAGAATATGAAAAAGTTCTAGACGAAGACGTTTCTGAAGAAGAAGCAGTTGAAGAAGCAGAAGAATCCGAAGAAGAGGCAGTTGAAGAATCAGAAGAATCTGAAGAAGAGGCTGTTGAAGAGTCAGAAGTTGATGAGGTTATTGACCAAAGCAACGATCTAGAAGACGATATCCTAACAGACGAAGACGAAATTGAAGCCGATGAAACCGGAATGGAAGAAATGGGCGACGAGGAAGGCGAAGATGCAGGTGACGAAGATCTAGAAGATAAAGTTGACCATTTAGAGGATGAGTTAGAAGACCTTAAAGCAGAATTTGAAAAACTATTAGCAGACGACGAAGAAGGCGACGACATGGATATGGATGACGCTGAAAAAGTTGAAGACGAAATGGCAGACGAGCTTGATCTAGAATCAGTAGAATATGACCTAGATGAAGAAATTGCTGAAGAGTCAGATGAAGTTGTTGAAGAAGCAACTAAATTACAAGATGCAGTAGCAGATCCTAAAGGTGGTGAGTCAGATAACAGCGAATCACCAATGACTAAAGCACCAGCAAAATCAAAAGTTGAAGGTGCAGGCGAACCTGTTAAGGCTAAAGACGGCGGCGACGGAAACATGGGCGACAACAAGCCTTCCGACACTGGCGGATCAGACAACCTTAAAGTTGAACCTAAAAAGGTTTAATTAGGTATTAAAGTTTTACAGGAGAAATTCAATGGCTAATAAACTATATGAATATATGAGTCCAGCTCAATCAAACTTGATTGTGGAGTCTAACGACGGCAAAGATTTATGTATGAAAGGTTTATTTATTCAGGGTGATGTAAAAAACCAAAATGGTAGAGTATATCCCAAAGAAGAAATTAATAAGGCTGTTGAAAGTGTAAAACAAAGATTGAGTAAAGGTGAAACTGTGATGGGCGAATTAGACCATCCAGAAGAACTACAAATCAATTTAGATAGAGTAAGCCATATCATTACAGACATGTCTGTAGATGGTAGCGATGGTTTAGGAAAATTAAAAATCATAGATACACCAATGGGTAATATTGCAAGAGCATTATTAATGGCAGGCGCACAACTTGGTGTTAGTAGTAGAGGATCCGGAAATGTTAATGAAAGTGGTAAAGTTTCCGATTTCGATATAGTAACAGTAGACATTGTGGCACAACCAAGTGCACCTGATGCCTACCCTAAAACAATCTATGAAAGTTTATTTAATATGCGAGGCGGAGCTCAAATGTTCGAGACCGCTCAAGCAGTAACACACGATAAAAGAGCAGAAAGACATTTGATGAAGCAGATCACTGGCTTCATTAACGAACTTAAAATTAAGTAGGAGACTACGATGGCAGTGAATTTTACAGATCTACTTGAAAATGCTGAATTAACATCTGATGTTAAAGAGGCTCTTCAAGAAGCATGGAACTCTAAAATCTCTGAAGCAAGAGAGGAAGTGACTGCGGAACTAAGGGAAGAATTTGCACAGCGATATGATCATGACAAGAGTCAGATTGTTGAAGCGATGGACAAATTCGTTACTGAAAAAGTTTCAGCAGAAATAGCCGAAATTGCATTAGAGAAAGAGGCCCTTGCAGGCGATCGTGTTAAGTATCACAAAGCCATTAGTGAGCACGCCAAAGTTTTAGATAAGTTTGTAACTAAAGCAGTAGCAAACGAAGTCAAAGAACTTAGAGCAGATAGAACCAGAGTTGGTGAGCATGTAACTAAATTAGATAATTTTGTTGCAGAGCAACTGGCTGGTGAACTAGCAGAATTCCACGAAGACAAAAAAGGACTTGTGGAACAGAAAGTCAAAATGGTACGTGAAGGCAAAAAACAACTTGCTGAAGCGAAAAAAGATTTCATTAAGAAAGCCGCTGATAAAGTGGAAAGTATCATCAATAAAACGATGGTTAATGAAGTTAAATCATTCCGTGATGACATCACTAGGGCTCGTGAGAACGATTTCGGTCGTAGAATTTTTGAAGCATTTGCAAATGAATTTAACGTAAGTTATCTGAATGAAGCAAAAGAAATCAAGAAAGTACAAAAACAAATCGCTGAAATGGAAGCCAAACTTAACGAATCTAAGCAAGAAATTGTGCAGAGAGATGAGTCAGTTAAAATAACTGAATCCAAGTTAAGAGTTGCAGAAGATCGATTCGAAAGAAAAGAGAAACTAAACGAATTAATGGCCCCACTAGGCAAAGAGAAGAAAGAAATTATGTCAGACTTACTTGAAAGTGTAAAAACAGAAAAACTGGAAGAGTCCTTTAACAAGTACTTACCTTCAGTTATTGATGGAGATACACCTAGAGTGAAGAAGACGTTGTCAGAATCAGTTACTAGTGAACACACTGGTAATAAGGCAACTGTGGTAAACGCAGAAGCCGATGACAAAAGTGCGAATGATATCGTAGAATTAGATATGATTCGTAAATTAGCCGGACTTTCAAAATAAAATAGGAGTTAGAAATGGCAGATTTATTTGAAAGCAACTGGTCCGCAACTAAGGAAGCCTTGCTTGAAGGATTGAATGGAAACAGAAAATCCTCATTAGATGTGGTCCTCGAAAATACAAAGAGACATTTGTCAGAGGCCGCAACTGCAGGTTCCACAGGAGCAGGTTCAGTAGCAACTTTAAACAAAGTAATGTTACCGTTAATTAGAAGGGTTATGCCTTCTGTTATCGCTAACGAATTAGTAGGTGTTCAACCTATGACTGGCCCAGTAGGGCAAATCCATACATTAAGAGTACGTTATGCGGAAACTGGTGGTGGAGCAACAGCAGGTGACGAGGCTTTAAGTCCTTTCAAACTTGCTGGTACATATGCTGGTTCTCCAGATGCAACAGCAGTTGCTGAAGGAAGCGCCGGTAGAAAAATGTCAATCCAAATCTTAAAAGAAACTGTCGAAGCAAAGACAAGACGTTTAAGTGCTAGATGGACATTCGAAGCGGCTCAAGATGCAGAAGCAATGCACGGCGTAGACGTCGAAGCAGAAATTATGCAGGCTTTAGCACAAGAGATTGTAGTTGAAATCGACCAAGAAATTATCGGTTCACTAAGAACTCTTGCAGGTGCTGGAACAACTTTAGACTTTGGTTCATTAAGTGGACAAAGTGTATACGTTGGTGACAGACACGCGGCTTTGGCAATTGAGATTAACAGAAGTGCTAACAGAATCGCGGCTAGAACAAGACGTGGCGCTGGTAACTACATTGTTGTATCTCCAGAAGCATTGACAATCCTACAAAGTGCGTCAACTTCTACTTTTGCTAGAACAACTGAAGGTTCTTTTGAAGCACCAGTAAACACTAAGTTTGTTGGAACTTTAAACGGAACAATCAGAGTATTTGCTGATAACTATGCGGCTGACGGAACTAAGGTTCTTGTTGGTTACAAAGGATCAAGCGAAACTGATGCTCCAGCATTCTACTGTCCTTACATTCCATTAATGAGCACAGGCCCAGTAATGGATCCAAGTACATTTGAACCAGTAGTAAGTTTCATGACCAGATACGGTTATAAAGAACTTACAAATACTGCTTCATCTCTTGGTAATGCGGCAGACTACGTTGATGCTATTACTTTAGCAAACGTGGCATTCCAGTAAACCGAAACGTTTCAGGAAGAATTAAGAGGCTCTTAGGAGCCTCTTTTTTTGGCTTGAATTTCAAAATTTAAAAAACAGATAAATAGTTCTATAATATAGGATTTTCTAAATGGCAACAAAAAAGACTTACATTAATGCAGATCAGGAATTAGTAATCCAGGGAAAACTTACTATTGAAGGTGAGGTAGTCCAACAAGAGGATACAGTAAAGGTCAATAATCTACAATCAGATGAATTAGTGATAAATTCAGATGGCCAAAATACCACTGCAAAGATAACTTTAAACAGTAATAGCAGTTTATCAAGTATGAGTTTTGCTGATGGAGGTAATATTGTTGCTGAGCCAGGACTACAAGGTAATTTATTTGTAGCAAGTGGTCAATCTATAATTATAGATGGTGGCGGAAGTATAGGTGGTACAGGGTTTACAGGAAATCTAACAGGTACAGCCAGTAATGCCAATGCATTAACAAGTGCAGTCACTTTAAATTTAAGTGGTGATGCAACAGGTAGTACAACTTTTATAAATGCTGGTGATAATTCAACAATCGCTACAACTTTAGTAAATACAGGTGTTAGTGCAGGTACATATGGTACTAGTAATGATGTTGCACAATTTACTGTAGACACAAAAGGCAGAATTTCAGCCGCAGGTGATGTTGCTATAGATCATGATGTATTACAAAATTTTGTTGCAAACGAACACATAGATCATACTGCTGTAAGTATATTACAAGGTTCAGGATTAAGCGGATCTAATGGTGATATTACAGCAAATAGAACTATTACAGTAGGCCAGGGAGATGGTATTACTGTAAACTCTAGTAATATACAAGTAAATGTTGCTTACATAAGAAATCAATTTAGTGCAACAGACACTGGTGGCGACGGAAGTTTTGCATACAATAGTTCAAGTGGTGTATTTACTTACACAGGTCCAAGTGCTAGTGAAGTAAGAGCACATTTTAGTGGTGGTGACGGCATAGATTTAGCAAGTGGTGTTATAGATGTAGATACCACAGTTGTAAGAACATCAGGAACGCAAAGCATTGGTGGTGCAAAAACATTTACATCAGATTTAGAAGTCCAAGGAAATTTAAACGTAACTGCAAATATTAACTCTGCCACACAAACAGATTTATTTGTAGAAGACAGCAACATAACATTAAGAAGTGGAGCCGCAGGTGGTGGTGATGCTTTAATATTTGTTGAAAGAGGTAGTGCTGGTACAGACTCATTCCTTAAATATAACGAAACAACAGATAGATGGCAATTCAGTAATGATGGTTCAACATCATACAACATGCTTATTGAAAGCGAAATTGACATCACAAATTTAACAAATTACAATGCTAACCAATATGTTGATCATACTGCTGTAAATTTAACAGCAGGTAATGGATTAACAGGTGGTGGTGATATAAGCACTAGTAGAACATTCACAGTTGTGGGTGGAGACGGTATCACAGCAAATGCTAATGATATACAAGTAGATAGTACGGTAATAAGAACAACAGGTGACCAAAGTTTAGCAGGACAAAAAACATTTACAGGTAATTTACTGATACCAACAACAGATGTATCAGTAGAGAATGCAATCTTTACAGATAGCAATGAAGCATGGGTATATGTAAACGGTAGTAAAAAACAAATTACACCAACAAGCAGTATTGGCTCAGCAGAAGAGGCCAATAGCAGTTTAACTTACACTAATTTAGGAACAACAGGAACTAGCACATATGAATTATATGCTGGACAAAGAACAGTTGGAGCAGATACATTCCATGCTATAAAAGGTTTAGAAGCAGGTAGTAATGTATTAATTACAAATACTGCAACAGCATTAACAATAGATGCCAACATAGCCTCTATATATGAAAAATTTAGTGTAGTAAGTGGCAGTGGAGACGGTAGTTTATCCTACAATAACACTAACGGTACATTTACATACACAGGACCTACTCCAGCAGAAGTTAGATCACATATTACAGGCTCTGGCTTAATTGGCTACGATAGTGGTACAGGTGTTATTAGTACAAGTGCAGATAATTATTCTAACTGGCAGTTTACAACAGATAGTGCAGGTAATCAGCAAATCACAAGTGGTGGGTTATTAACATTCACAGCAGGTACCGGTATAGATGTTACACACAGTGGTAGCACAATTACTATTGCAACAGACAGTGACGCAGACATTTCAGCCGTTACAGCCGGAGATGGTTTAACAGGCGGTGGTGTAAGTGGAGCAGTTACTCTAAATGTTGCTGGTGGTTATGGTCTTACTGTAAATGCAAATGATATAGAAGTTGCAAACAGTGACATCAGAGGATTGTTCAGTGCTGGTGGCGATTTAAGTTATAACAGTTCAACTGGTATATTCAGTTTTACAAATGATGCAGGTGACATTGAAGGTGTTACAGCAGGATTTGGTTTAACTGGAGGCGGTAGTTCAGGTACAGTAAGTTTAGAACTGGCAAATGCCAGTGTTAGAGGACTGTTTAGTGCTAGTGGCGATATCAGTTATGATTCAAACACCGGAGTATTTAGTTTTACAAATGATGCAGGTGACATTGAAGGTGTTACAGCAGGTGTAGGACTTAGTGGAGGTGGTACTTCAGGTACAGTTAGTTTAGCACTTGACTTTAGTGAACTCACAGACATGACAGGTGATATTTCAGGTACCACAGAGTTTATTTTACAAAATGGAACTACTGAAAGCAGAAAAGCCGCAAGTGAAATTAAAATAAGTAATTTTAATAATGATTCAGGCTTTACTACAAACGTAGGTGATATCACAGCCGTTGTGGCAGGAACAAATTTAAATGGTGGTGCAAGTAGTGGTAGTGCAACAGTAAATTTAGATACAGCATTAACAGGTATGACATCAGCAGACTTTAGTGGTAATGTTGATGCAAACTTCTTTGTGGGTACAGCAACACAGGCCAGATATGCTGACTTGGCTGAGAACTATGTAGCAGATGCAGATTATGAACCAGGAACAGTTTTGATACTTGGTGGAGATCATGAAGTTACTGTGACAGACGAAGCAGGAAGTTATAAAGCAGTTGGTGTAGTTAGTACAGATCCAGCCCACTTAATGAATGTAGAATGTGAAGGCGAACATGTAGTAGCAGTAGCATTACGTGGAAGAGTGCCATGTAAGGTAATTGGTAATGTAAACAAAGGTGATGTACTTGTTGCAAGTGATACCCCAGGATATGCAATGGTAGGTTCTATGCCACATACATTAAGCCCGTTACAGATAGTTGGAAGATCATTAGAAACAAAAACTGATGCACAACCAGGTGTTATAGAAATTTTAGTTTAAAAACTGATGTTTGCATCGTAAACATCGATAAATAATATTATGAAAATTATTAAAGGTCGAACTCCTACGGAAGTTGTTCTTCATGAGGACGAATATCCAGCCGGACTTGAACCCATAGATATTGTAGAAATATTTCAAACTCCACTAACAGGTGCCTATAATTGGGATTATACAGTACAGGACAATCGTGTTAAAAAACTATACGAATTAGGCAAACAGTTAAACTGGAATGCAGAAGTGGATGTTGACTGGACACCAGAGTTTCCAGATATCGATACAGAAGCATTTGAGTTTGAAAACAATCAATGGAGCAAACATCCTGTATACGCAGAATGGGATAAAGAAAAGAAACTAGAATTTATTAGAGACTTAAATGCATGGAGTATCAGCCAATTCTTACACGGAGAACAAGGTGCTTTATTAGTAGCAAGTCAGTTGGCCAGTTGTGCTCCTACATTTAATGCCAAACTATATGCGGCTTCACAGACATTCGATGAAGCAAGACATGTAGAAGCATTTAACAAATACCTGCAAACAAGACTTAAACGAACATGGCCTATAGGCACAGCACTAAAAGGATTACTAGACAAAATATTAACTGATCCACGTTGGGATTTAAAGTTTATTGGTATGCAAATTGTTATAGAAGGATTAGCACTTGCGGCCTTTCAGGCTAGTAAAGATGCCAGTAACGATCCTGTATACAAAGAAATGGTAGGATATATTATCAGAGATGAAGCAAGGCATGTTACCTTTGGTGTAAACTATTTAGAAGAATATGTAAAAACACTCACAGAAGAAGAACGCCAAGACAGAGCACAATTTGCCTTAGAGGCCTGTACTGTAAGCAGAAACAGATTAAGAGCATATGATGTTTGGGAAAAATATGGTATGGATTTAGAACAAACAGAAGCATATCAAAAAGAATTTATATTTCAAACACAATTTCAAGACGTATTATTCAGTCGAATAATGCCCAACCTAAAAAGAATAGGACTACTAACGGACGAACTTATACCTGAATATGACAAGTTGGGTGTAATGGGTTATGCAGATGGTGACTCAGATTTTGAAACCAGTTGGGAAGAACTAAGTAAACCACTTAAAACAGTATAAAAAGATAAATATATGTAGACGGAGAAGACTGTGTCGACACTCATGAATTGGTCATGAGGACACAGACTAGGGTTCGTAAGGCATGGTGTCCTTATCACAACTCTAGAACTGACCTGGATAATAAAGTATGGCAATTTTTGGAAATTTTAAGGGGACCACTCAGTCTGAGTTTCAGATTGGAAAGACTGATAGTGGCACAAAAATATCTACAGGTACCCAGCCTAGTAGCGATATCTCCACTGGTGATATATACATAGATAGTTCTAATTCAACTTTACAAGTGTATAACGGTGATTGGGTAAGTGTAGGAAGTACTTTAAAAGACTTGAACGTTGATTCTGGTACATTATTTGTAGACAGTAGCAACGACACAGTCTCCGTCGGCTCAACATCTAGTAATGAAAAATTATTTGTAAATGGTAATTTAAGACTAGGAACCAACCCAAGTTTAAAATTTGCTGGTGCATATTTAGATGTACAGCATAGTAACGGTTCAGCCACACAATTAAGACTGAGAGATAACAGTTCTGGTTCAGATCCAATTTTAAAGGTATATAACGCAAATAATAGTGCAGAAGTATTTAAAGTACAAGGTTCTACTATTAGACTTAATGATGCATACAATATGCCCACAGCAGATGGTACTGCTGGACAGTTTTTACAAACTGATGGAAGTGGTGGCGTAACATTCTCAAGTGAATTTACAGATTTAAGCATCACAGGAACAGCAACATACAATACTGTTGAATTC